TAACTTTGGTGTAATTAGACAATGTAGACTCTCCTAGAGTAGTTAGTAAAAAAGCGGAGCCTCCGAAGAAGCCCCGCTGAGTGCCTAAGGTAGCTTATTAGGCGTTTACGTGCATGATGAAGCCAGACTCAGGGCGAAGAACCTTCACACCGTAAATCTGATCAGCAGTGTAGAGTGTAGACAACCACTCTTGCTTGTATTGAGTCTGCGAACGAACGCCCAGTTGCTCAACAAGGACAGAGGTGTCTTTGTGCATAAGCAGAGCAGCTTTCAGGTCGTTAGTGTTAGCAGTGTTGTCTGCCGCAGCTTCGGAAGTGGCGCAGTTGGTAGAGACGTAGATGTCTACACCGTAAACCTCACCGATCTTGCCGTTCTGGACAGGCATACCAGATACGAAGTCAGAAGACACGTACCGGTCGATTCCCATCATTGCATTGCGCAGTGAAGGTGGAATCACAAAGACTCGATTGTCAAAAGGAACGTCAGCGTCGTCAGCCTTCTGGATGAGAGCACGGAAGCCAGCATCAGTGAAGACGTCAGAAGAAGTTACAGTGTCAGCCGCGTAAGCTGTCAGACCAGTAGAGGCATCTACATAGTAGCTGTTGTCGTTGACGTAAGAAGAAGCACCGTTACCGAACTCAAGAGCCAGACTGTGCAGATCAGTGTCAACCTGCTTAGCCAGAGCGTAACCAGCGTCTGAAGTGTAGAACTGACGCAGAGAGCTAAGAGCTTGAGTGCCAGTGATGTCTTCGATCAGACGTGAGTATTCGAAGTGCTTGTCGATCAGAACCTGTACGTTGCTCTCAGTAGCGTTCTGGATGCTGACAGCAGTGTTAGCCGCTTTAGCAGTCGCAGTACCGCGAACAGGCGCAGGAATGTTGATGGTATCACCCTTCTTGCCTTGCATAGACATACGCTTTACAAGCGGCGCAAGAACGAGTGAGTTTTCGTAGGCAGCGATGACTTCATCCGACCAAATTTCTGGGATAAAAGTAGCTGCGCTAGCGTTGTCGACCGCATTGGTCATATCTGGGTAAACCGACTTAGTAGTCGCCATGATATCTCTTCCTTATAAATGATTAAAGTTTACTTAACGCGACCTTCAGCGTACGCTTGCATGATCTCGTCAGAGAGTGCGTGGTAACGATTCGGGTCATCTCTCATGAGCTTAATAATGTCTGCTCGACGGAAGACCTTACGACTCTTCTCACCGCTGCCAGAGGCTCCACCAGTGGATGCCGCCTTAGCCGCAGATGATCTCGCCTTCTTCTCAACCGCTGCTGTCTGAGTCACCAGTGACTTGCGATCCTTCCACAAGCTAAAGATTTCATCAGCCGCCTCGAAGTCGAAGTTGCGATCTGCTTCCTGTAGAAGCCTAGTCCGAAAGGAACTATCCTTCACCCAGTCGATAAACGCAGAATCACCAAGAATGTCAGCCATGTCTGGATGCTTGCGCTGTAGCTCAGCCTGTGCCGCGCTACGCTTCATGTTCAGTGAACTCTCTCGAGCCTCACGAACAGCTGGGTGCGTGTCAATCGCATTCTGAATCGCCTTCTCAGGGTCTTCAAAGAAGTCTACAGTCTCAGCCGGAGCTGTGTCTTCCTGTTTGGATTGTGACATAACGAACTCGTCTACGACCTTGCGTAGCTCTCCAACCTCGCTAGACTGACGTCCCAGTAGCTTCTCAGCCTGCTGGTGCATCTCTACGATGTCAGATATAGACTTGCCTTGATACTTCTCAGGCAGTTCTGGAGCTGCTTCAGGAGCCTCAGTGGTTGTCTCAGTAGCCTCTTCGGCCTCTGGGGTCACTGCGTCCTCTAGTCGTACTTCTTCAGCGTCTTCCGCTGCGTTCTTCTGTCGTCCTTGTTCTATCAATGTAGCCATTACTAATACTCCGTGATTTAATCATTGTGGAGAGGGGAAAATGCAAGGCAGAGTAGCTACTCTCTGTTCTCCTTACGCTCTTGTTGTATCTTCTGCTGCCTGTACCGCGCCCACTTCATTGTAGCTCCCGGATAAGTACCGGATATGGGGTCTAGCACAGACGTCACGGGCGATACTACCCGTCCTGCCGGAATTCCGCACTCGGCGCACTCCGTAGTTCTCTCGCTCTCGTCAATGAAGCGCTCTGTTACATGCCCTTCACTGCACTCGAACTCGTATATCCTCCTAGTCATCAGCGTTCTCCGTCAGATAGATTATGGAGTGGATGATGTTAGGCTGGCCTGTCCGAAAGTCCAGATCAGCCTCGTCTTTGGTATGAGTTACTG